ACCACCGGCCTGCGGTGTAGGCGGCAGCGCCTGTCAGCTTGTTCCAGTCGGCACGGCTGAACTTGCCGCTGGTCATCTCGTTGATCAGATCATCCATCGATGAGAAAGGCATGCTTTATCCCCAGACAAATTGCACCCACCCGAGCAGGGGGGTGTAGTTGGTTGTGTTCAACAGCGCGATCATGTTCAGATACGCGCCTTCCTTGATCTCAGGCACGTTGGCGTTCTGATTGAAGAACGTCTTTTCGGCTTGTGTGTTGGCCTCGAAGATCTGAATCTGCGCCAGCGGCTTGACCAGCACGAAGTTCACAAACCCACCCGCACCACCCAAGAAGGTGACGCTTTCAATCGACCGGATGCCCTTGTCGCCATTGGCCAGGGGCGCGAACGGGCTCACCGCCGTGCCTACGATGCTGTCGCTGCCTGTGTTGCCGATCAGGCCAATGTTGCCCGACGCAATGACCCCGAAGGTCACTATGCAACCCGCCACACCCTTGCTGTTGGTGTAGTTGACCGTGCACTGCACCGAGTTTGCAGTCGGCGTTGCAATCACGCACATCAGCCTCACGCCATGGCCGTCTATGTATCTGGGCAGCGTGAGCGTGTTGTCCATCGCCTGCGGGTCGGCATCGTCGCCGTCAACCAGCGGGTAGAACATGAGGTAGTCGCACAGCATGAAGTGCGCCGGAACCCCAGCGCCCGCTGTGCCAATCGACATGGCGTGCAGGTACTTGGTCAGCCCGACTGGCGGCGTCGGCCCGGCGTAGATGCCCCGATTGCCCTCGCCGTAGACAGGTGTGGCCTGGAACTGTGAGCCGACGTAAGCCTGGTAGACCGGGATGCCCGACCCCACCGAGGTGTCCACCCAGCGCCCGCCGACGTTGGGGCCTGTGGTCTTGTAGAAGAATGACTGCCAGGTGTTGCTGCCATCCGCAGCATCGCCCAGCACGCGAACGCTATTCAGCGACATCGGGTGTCACCTCAACATGCCAATCCACCGCGCCATCTGGGTGCTCCAAGCACTGTTGCACCTCGTTGTCCACAAGCTCAAGGTCTCGCAGACAGTGGGCGCAAAAGTACCGCAGGCTCACATCAGTCCACGGTGGCGGTCATCGCGCCGGCCGCAAACTGCGGCTGGATGCCGTTGCTGATCGACAGGCTGGCGTTCAGCGCACCCTTGAGCAGCAGGTTGCCGGTGCCCGTGCTGTCCGTACCGATGCCGAAGTGCGTGGCTGTGGCGGTGCCGCCTGTGCACTGGCCGAACTGCACCAGCGCGGTGTTGCTGATCGTGCTGACCGTGCGCGTCCAGCCACCTGCGGTGCGTGCCACCGCCACCCGGGCGTAGCCGGTGTAGCTGATCTCGCTGGTGCTCTGGCTGCCTGCCTCGCCGGGATCTGCGCTGTGCAGGCTGATGTGAAACGAGCCCGCGGCGGCGCTGTTCTGCAGGCCGGCAGCGTCCCCGATGTTGGCCCAGTCGGTGTTCAGGAACAGCAGATCAAGCAGCGCCTGCTCGGCGGCGTTGGTCATGGACATGGCGGTTTCTCCTTAGGCGATGCCTTGGGCACGGCCGTCAGGGCCGCGGATGATTGTTCTAGGGGCGCGCATTTGCGCCAGCGCCTCGGTGAAGCCCTGCATGGCCATGGCCAGAGCGGCATTCGGGCTTGGCTCTTCCACGCCCCCCTCAGCCATCTGCTCGGCAGGCGTCTCGACTTCCGGGCCCTGCTTGGCCTGGTGCGCAATCTGCGCCACCAGCACCTTGGTCTCGGCCTCCAGCGTGGCGCGCCAGCGCTCCATCTCCAGCTTCTCGCGCTCCAGCAGCGCCTTGTTGTCGGACTCCATCTGCTTGAGCTGCGCCTCCATCTGCAGGCGGGCCTGCTCGCGGGCGGCGTCGCGCTCGTCGTTGGCTTGCTGCACCTGCAGCTCGGCTTGCTTTTGCGCTTGGGTGGCCTGGGCCTCCATCTGGATGCGCTGCATCTCCATCTGGGTCTGCGCCTGAAACTTCTGCGCGTCGGCCTGCTGGCGCATCTGCTCGAGCTGCATCGCGGCCTGGGCCTTGATCTGCTCAGGCGCGGGCGGCTGCGGCCGGGGTGGGGCCTTGGCGGGGTCTGAGAAAAACTTCTCGGCGGTCTTGAAGCCCAGCGCCTTCACCAGCTCTTGCTGGCTCTGGTAGACGTTCTCGGGCGTGGCGGTGCCCACTTGCAGACCGAACTGCTGCTGCTGCAGCAGGGCCATCAGGTGCGCGACCTGCTGGTCCTTGTTGCCCGTCCCTAGACCGACATTGACCGAGACGTCGAACTGGTTGCGCCACTCGCGCGGGTCGATGTTGACCCACTGGCCGCGCAGGCGGATGACGTCTTCCTTGGTGCTGTACTGGCTCACCAGCTTGAGCATCATGCGGAACAGGTCGCGGAAGCCCTCGGCAAAGTTCCGGGCGATCAGGTCCAGCCGCATGTCGGCGCGGTTGGTGACGATGTTCACGCCCGTGGCCGTCTGGTTCAGCGAGTCGCCGTCGGCACCCTGGTTGTAGCGCGTCCAGCCCGTTGAGTCCTCCAGGAAGCCCTGCATGGTCTCCATCATGGACATGCCGAGCTGAGAGTCCCCCATGCCCTGGTCCAGCCGCCCCGCGGCGCCGGGTTGCTTCACGCGCACCACGCCACCAGGCCGGGAGGCCAGCAGGTCGTCCAGGTTGACCTGGCCATCCACCGCGAAGTACCGGCCGTTGATCGACAGGTACATGTTGTCCAGCATCCCGCGCAGGATGTTGGTCTTGATCTTCTGCGCCTCCAGGGCGAGATCGGCCACGCTCAGGCCAAAGAACTTGTGCGGCATCGGCACCGGGGTGATGCTCACAAACGGCGCGCAGTCCACGATCTCGTTGTCCAGGATCTGGTTGCCGGCTCTGGTCACCTTGCGCAGCTCACTGATGCCGTCGCCGTCGTAGTCGCAGCGCACGTAGCACTCGGTCACCCAGATGATGCGCTGGGAGTCGTCGGGCGTGCTGATGGTGTCGGCCTGCAGGTAGGCCAGCTCGTCGTCGTAGCCCAGGCGCTCGATGCGCTCCATGTTCAGCGCCGTGGACTGGTCGTCGCCCGTGATCTGGTCCACGTTCTTGTAGCCCATGGAGATCAGGTCAGACTGCGTCCTGGCCACGCGGTGCGCCACGAACGAGGCGTCCTCGATGGTCTTGGCCTTGCGCGAGATCAGGAACTCCTCGGGCGGCACGTTCTCCACCCGCACGCAGCCCTGGATCTTGGTGCGCTTGCACACCACGTCATAGGCCAGCACCGGCGGGGCGGCCTGGATCTGCGCCATCTGCTGCTGCAGCGGCGTGATGGCCTGGGCGGCCTGCGGGTTCTGCTGCGCGGCGTTCAGCGCCTGGTCAAGCTGCTGCTGGAGCTGCTGCAGGGCCTGCTCGCGCTGCTTGGCGTCTTGCTCGTCGGGGTAGCTCTTCTGCTCGATGACCTCGACCTCGTCATCGTCCATCAGCTCCGCGAGCTCCACCTGGTTGAGGTTGCGGTATTCCTCGCGCTTTTCCTCGCGGCGGTCATCCCACCAGACCTTGACGATGCCGTTTTTGCTCAGCAGCGCGTCCTTCATCCAGTTGTAGGTGATGAGCTCGCCGTTGTTGCGCACGTGGAAGCAGTGGTTCAGGTAGTCCGTGCACTGCTCGGCCTTGGCCTCGTCGCCCGGCTTGGTCGGCTCAAACTCCACCACGCGCTCGGAGCCGGCAAACTTCACCATGAGCTGCGGCAGCATGCTCTCGATGGTGTTGCGCACGTCCGGGCTCACCACGGACGAGCGGCCTTCGATCTCCGGCGGCGTCAGGTCCAGCGTGGGCTTGGCCAGGTAGTAGCTCATCGCCTTCTGGCGCTGGGCGGCCAGCTTGCCGCTGTACCAGCCCACCGCCTGGCGCATCTCCTGGTCGGTGATCGACCGGAGCTCATCGTCAGACATGCGTGCCATAAAGGTCTCAGGCCACGTTGAAGCGTGGGTAGTTGATGGTGCCGCCCCAGGTGTCGTTGGTCATCTGGTCGGCGTTCAGGGCCAGGTAGCGCATGGCGTCTGCCCCGTGAGAAAACTCGTCGTGCACCGGGTTGCCGGGCTCGTTCGTGGTCGCGTTGATCTGCCGCCGGTAGCGCTTCAAGCACTCCACCAAGCGGGCGGTGCGGTCGCGGTGGAAGTACACGCGGCTGAAGATGTCGCGCACCCGCTTGATGCCCTGCTCCACGTCCATGTTGGGCGTGCGCTGCACGCTCCAGCCCAGGCCCTGCAGGATCTCGGCGTCTTGCTTGCCCGTCTGGTGGCGCTTGGCAAACCCGTCGTGCGGCAGGTAGTGCGTGCCCCAGTTGATGGGCTCCCCATCCAGGCGCAAGGCTTTGAGCTCGGCCGAGTAGTCGGCCAGCGTGCGCTGCGTGCCCTCAATGTAGTGCACGAGGCGGATCTCGCTGGACACCTTCTGCGCCAGGATGATCGACATCGAGTCGTTGAAGCCCAGGTCCCACACCGCGTGGGTCTTGAGCAGCGGGTCGTGCGGCACGTTGCCGATGCGCCCCGCGGCGTTGGCCATCTGGTCGAAGTAGATCGCCCCGTCCACCGCGGGCTTGCACTGGCCCTCCCAGATGTGGGCGTAGTCCTCGCGCCGCATCGTGGCCTCGGCGTGCTGGCGTTCAGCCTCCAGCACCGCAGGAAAACGCCCGTTGTCGGCGTGGTTCATCTCGATGGACACGCAGTCCGGCGGCGGGCTGCTCACAAAGCGCCGATACGTCTCGTCGCTCTCCAACTGCGGGTTGAAGCTGACCCAAATCTCCGAGCCGTTCTTGCGGATGGTCGGGATCAGGATGTCCCAGGACCGCCGGCTGATGGCCTGCGCTTCCTCGCACCAGCACACGTCGACCCCTTCAAAGCTCTTGAGGGACTCGGCCGTCTGGTCGCTCAGGCCCGAGAAGAAGAACTGCGAGCCGTTCTTGCCGCGGATTTCCGCTTGCAGCACCTCGTACTGGCTGCCCAAGCCGAGCGCCTCGATTTGGTCGCGCAGCAGCTGGTGCACCGACTGCTGGATGCTCTTCTGGATCTCGCGCGTGCACAGCACCCGTAGGGGCTTCTGCGCCGCCATGATCAGCAGCGCGCGGGCAAAGCCCCAGCTTTTTCCCGAGCCCCGGCCGCCGCGCACCACCTTGTAGCGGTGCGGCTCGAACAGGAACTGCAGCTTCTGCGGGAACCAGGCCTCAACCAAAGGTCACCCGGATGGAGTGCTGCACCGCGCCGCCGTCCTCGCCCGTCACCTGGATGGGCAGCACCTTGCCCACCAAGCCCAGGAACGGGCCCGGGTGGCTCTCGGCCACGCGGGCCAGGTAGTCCACGCCACCGGCGCGGTTCAGCGCGTCAGCCACCATCTCGCGGATGAGCGCGTTGCCCTTGTCCAGCGAGCCCTTGGGGCGGCCGGCGCCTGGTCGGGCGCCGCCTCGGTTTGAATTGTTTGATTGTTTTTCGGGTTCCATGTGGATTGTCCGAAGTGATGTGGTGCTCTCGCCCGCCGCTATCCGCCGGGAGACGAGCGGGGCAAGTCCCGCGTCAAGAGCTGCGGCTCATTTGCCGGTGACGCCGCTTGCCGTGAGCTTTACGCCCGATTGGCAACTGCAGGCCAAAACGAAAAAGCCCGCCGACATCGCTGCCGCGGGCTTCACAAATTGCAGAGACACCTCTGCGGGACGAATTTCAGCACAGCTTGAAAAAGCGTTCAAGGCTTTAGACGCGCTCCACAAACATCTGCACCGCGTCCGCCACCAGCTCAGCGCGCTCGTCTTCGTTCTCGGGCAGCCGGGCGCTGCGCCACACACTCACCCCTGTGGCCCGGTTGCGCGCCACCAGGTACAACGCCGTGCGGTACGGGTCAGGGATGCTGGCCACCACCTGGCCGATGTGGCGGATGAGGGCGCCGCGCTCGTCGGTGTCCAGCGCGCCGTTGGCGTCGTCGTACTGCCTGGAGGCCCGCCAGCCGCGGGTGGACGGGCACTCCATGGGGAAGCCCTCCACGGGGCTCCAGCCGCTCTCGGCGCGCCACCACAGCACCAGCAGCTCCAGCGGGTCTATGTCAGCTGAACTTCGACCCATCCACCCACCTCGCCAGATTTGGTGATCTGCAGCGACCACTTCGTGTCGTCCACTTTCCATACGTCGGCCAGTCCGTCTAGGCCGGCCTTGATGGAGGCCAGCAGGTTGTCAAGATCGCGGTGCCGCCGGTCGGGGGGCACGAAGGTGATGTGCAGGCTCAAGACCTCAACCGGCAGCCGCTTGGCGCCCTGGCGCTTGGCTTCCCAGGCCCAGGACTCCCGCAGTTGCGCCTTGGCGCGGTACTTCTCCGCCCAGTGCCCGCGCCAGTTGGGGCTGAGCGCCGGCATCACCGGCCAGGGCAGTTTCAGCACCTCGCTCATGCGGCCTCCCATCGCAACTTGGCTTGTCCCACCACCGGTTGCCACTCCCGGCCTGGGCGCGTTTGCCACATGCCGGGCTTGTTTGCCGCCAGTTCAGCGACAACCCGCCAGCCGGCGCCGCGCAGGGATGCTCCAGATTCGGCTTGCAGCGTGTAGGTCACCAGCCGGCCCCAGCCAAGCGCTTTGGCCGCCTGCCAGCACCGTGCGTACAGGAACGAGCAGGTGCCTTTGGGCGAGGCTTCGCGCACGCAGCAGCGCACAACCTCAACCGTTGCGCCATCGTCCAACGCGCGGGCAACCGGCCGCCCAACGATAGCCACACCCACAAGTTCGCGTCCGTCCGAGGCGCCAACGGCAAACAGACCGCCTTGCGGCGCCTTGTTGTGTCGGTGAAAGTTCTCCACAAACTCGCAGGCCTCCTTCAACTTAACGGGGACGGCGCACACGCTCACTGGCACCCCTTGCACACGTACTGCTTCACGCCCTGCACGCGCTTGAGCTTGCGGCCCAGCGTGATGCGCGACTGGCGGCAGGCGGCGCAGATGAAGTTGCTGTGCAGGCCAATCCCGCGCTCGCGGGCGTACTGGTGGCCTACTCTTTGGCTCGTGTCACTGCTGCTCGGTGTTGTGCCCACAGGTTCCTCATCGTGGTTTTGAGTTGTTCGACGTGCGCCTTGCCGCGGCGCTTTTCCAGGCCCTGCAGCC